GCTGGGGTGGCGACTTCAAGAACCGGGATGCTGTGCACTTTTCTTTTCTGCATAACGGCGTTTGTTAAGCCCGCAGGTGCAGTTCCGTTCGCTGTATTCGATAAATTCCCGCTTGCCCTTTTTCATGCGCTTGCCGTAGACCAGACAGCCCAGCCGGTGTCGGGGTTTATTCACTGTCTATTTTCTTTAACAGATCTGCGATCTGCCGTGCTTCACCCATCGTAAGCGAGACCTCTAGCTTATTCTGGTAGTTGTTGTCACCGTATCGCTCATCTGGTGACAGGGGTTCATACCACCATATGTTAATTCTTCCGTTGTGGTATCCGATTCCCGGTTGCCCGGCTTTTCGTAAAAACATTGGTAATTGCAATATCATCGTCCCATTGCCTTGTTATGCCATTCCAATTGCAGCGGGCGGAGTGGCTTACCCGGCTGCTTCACTTCCAGCAGCGTAATCATGCCTGCCCTGGCGGCCTGTAGTGCTTCCTCGACCGTTGTCACAATGCGGATGCGGTCTTTGTTGATCTCATCGGGACGGATCACCAGCAGGTCAGGTACGCCGGCGTCATTGAGGTGCGTGACGAAGTAGCCGGCCTCACGCAGGGCTGAGACTATATCCGCCTCGTTGGCGTCGCGTTTAGCCGCTTTCCGCATTTTTTAGCTTCCTGTCGGGGTTAGTCATGCTCAATCGCCCGCACGGCTGTCAGGGCAATAGACACACTTTCGGCTGTTCCCTGTGTTGCGGTGTTTTGCAGCCCTTGGCACGCCTCCACAACCGCTTGCTGTGCTTTGCAGATGCGGAGCAGTTCGGCGCGGTCATCGTGCGCTATTCGCCATGCTGAACGGGGGCTGTTTGCTTCAAGGTAATTGCTATGTTTATCTACCCGCTTTTCAATGGCGGCTATGGTTTCCTTTATTGATGGCATCCGGCTCGCTCCTGACAGGTCTGATCGACGGGTGACAGTTGTTCCTGCCATTCGCCGTTGACCTTGATGACGTTGGCGTATTTCCAGCAGAAGTCTTCGCCGTCAGCGTCGATGAAGAACGTGCGGTCATCGCCCACGGTAAAGCCGACCCATTGCCACGTCTGCAGGTCATCCAGCGGGGCGCGGTAGATATACCGCCCTTCCAGGTTGTCCGGTGCCTCACCGGGGATGACCAGTTCAGCGGCCTGCACCGCGAACAGCATCACCAGCAGCGCCCAGATGCAAAATGCAGCCAAAATAGTCTGCGCGACAGCAAAAATACACTGTTTTAAGCCGTACTCGCGTATCAGTTGTTTAATCATCGCGGCTTCCTCCGTGAATCTGTGCCTCGCGCTCCCAGAGCTGCTGGGTTTCACGTGGAACAATAGCAGGGCTAATGGTGGGCACGTCCTGCTGGTTATTCCAGCACTTTGCGCATTTCCCGATACTGCCGTGCATCGTGTGCGGGTCAATGTCAGCACCACATCCGCTGCAGGTAAACAGTTCAGACAACTGCTGCTGTTCTTCCAGTTCTTGCTGATTCAGTTCAGCCATATAGTCATCATTGCTCATTGTTCTGCGTCCACGGGTAGTTGGGATTAAGTGCATAGACGTGCTGCGGACGGCCGTAGCGACCAGGCCGCATAATGTCCAGCTTGTAGACCTTGCCGTCATTCATAAGGTTAGTCAGAGCCCTGCCGATACTGCTGGCGGGTGCATTCTGTAAAAGCACCTCGTGGATCTCGTCCCGGGTCTTGCCGTGCGGGCTGATCTCTTTCAGGTGGTTATAGATAGCCTCGTCCTGACGCAGTGCCTTGTGTTTGAACATGGCTAACTGGGCACCGGTGGCGTTGGTGGTGTTGTAGTACATATCAAGATTCCCCTAATGATAGTAAAAAAGGCGTTTTTTTATGTTGAGCTGGAACGCCATAACCAGCCCTATCCGCGAAAGTTCAGAACGGGATGGAGTCATTAGGGGCAGCGTCTCCGTTCCCGTTTAATGCCGGGTCAGCCGCCGCTCTGATGCGGATTCCGCCAGTGATCTCACCGCCAAACTCGACCATCGGGTCATTAAAGACGTTGACGGTCTTGCCGATCAGATCACCCACGGTGGTGGCCTTCAGTATCACCGAGAGCCGGTTCTTATTGGTCTTATTCAGCACCATCGGCTTCACATCGGGCTGCACCCAACGCAGGACAGCCTTCACGCTGTTGGGGTCTTTGTCATCGACCTGGACGCGATCAACGGCTTTGATGGTCAGGTCTTTGCCGGCCTCACCGACGTCATTTTTATCCAGGTATTTGCTGGCGGAGGGTACAACGGCATCCAGTGGAAGGTCATTCGAAAGAGACATAGTTTCAGTTCCTGTTCAGTTAAAGTGAACTGGCTGAAAAACCCATGGTGCTGATTCCCCAACCAGTAATGACAGATTAAGGCAAGTCAGAAGGCAGGTCAAGAACTTTCTTCAGGCACAAAAAAGCCCCGTCAGACAGCCAAGGAATTGGGGAATCTGTGGCTATGGATGGTCTGACAGGGCAGGAACATCCCCTGCGGGGGAATACAGACAGGATAAGGGCTGATTCTGGGCTGTCAACCGTACCTAAATGTAACTCTACAGTGACAAAGTCGACCGCATTTTTCAGACTATTGCATAGTCCTGGTGATTATGTGCTATGCTGGGCGCAACCGTACCGGAAACCTCATCGACGGATATATATATCCAGAGATAGGAAACGGGGGGAACCAGATCTTAACCAGAACGAGCGCAGCGAGTGAACGTGAGGGGTTAAGGGGGGTACACGGGGGTTACACTGGGGTTCGTCGCACAATTTAGCACGAATCCTTTTTCTTGACCATGATACATGTAATTACATATATATGGCTGCAAGACACGACAGTAAACATGCAAAGGTAGTTCGGGAGCGCATCCAGACAAGTCAGCTCGTTACACGCTTGCAGAACAACGCGTTAGCTGATGAGGAAATAATGACGTCAGGGCAGATCAGGAGCGCAGAGATACTGTTGCGCAAGGCTGTTCCGGATCTTCAGAGTACGGAGATAGAGACGGGAGACGGCGGGCTGGTGGTTAATCTGGTGAGTCAGGCCGGTGGAAATAAACCTGCCGACTCTTGAGCTGCGGCCGTATCAGCGTCCCTTCTGGGAGCGTATGGAGGCCGGGGCTAACCGTGCCATCCTGTGCTGGCCCAGACGTGCTGGTAAGGACACAGTGAGCCTGCAGTGGACGTGCTTCGACGCGCACCGGCATATCGGTAACTACTGGCACCTGTTCCCGGAGAAAGAGCAGGCACGTAAGGCGCTGTGGAATGGTATTAACCGAGATGGTCAGCGGATTATTGACGTAGCGTTCCCACCCGAACTGAGGGCAGCGACCAATGACTCTGAAATGCGTATCACCTTCAAGTGCGGCAGTACCTGGCAGCTCGGCGGCTCCGACCGCTACGATGCGCTGGTGGGATCAAACCCACGAGGCGTGGTGTTCTCTGAGTACGCGATCGCCAACCCCAGAGCATACGACTTTATCCGTCCGATACTTGCCGAAAACGGGGGCTGGGCGCTGTTCCCGTACACTCCCCGCGGTCGCAATCATGGCTTTGAGCTGTATGAGAAAGCAGGCAATGACCCGCAGTCCTTCGCTGAAGTCCTGACCTGTGACGATACCGGGCACATGACGGCCGAGGCGCTGGAGCGCGAAAAGGCCGAGATGTCCGAGGAACTTTATCTTCAGGAATACTGGGGGAGTTTTGACTTTGGGCTTGAAGGATCATTCTACTCAAAACAGATGAATAAGGCTGTGACAGACGGCAGGGTTACGCGGGTGCCTGTCGATGAGGCATATCCGGTCTGGCCTGTGCTGGATATAGGTCTGGATGACAGCACGGCAATATGGTTTGTGCAGGCGTTACCGGGCGGTGCGCTGCACTGGGTGGACTACTACGAGGCAAACGGAGAGCAGGTCAAGCACTATGCAGACCACATCAGGCAGACGGGCTACGGGTGTAATCACGTCATTTTACCGCATGACGGCAACCATCATCGTATTGGTATGCCCAGAAGCGTGGCAGAGCAGTTTGAGGATCTGGGCTTTCAGGCGACTGTCCTTAAGCAAGTTTCCAACATACAACCCTATATCGAGGATTGCCGCGTGGCTCTGGCTAAATCTTTCTTCGACGCAGACAAGACAGAGCGAGGGCGGGCGTGCCTGAACGCGTACCGCCGCGAGTATGACGATAAGCGGCAGGTATTTAAGCCCACGCCGCTGCATGATTGGGCGTCAGATGGCGCTGATGCCTTCCGCTATGCGGTGCAGGCGTACAACGAAGGCAAGCTCATAGAGCAGCACTTTGAGCCGCTCGACTTTACCGAATTAAATAGGGCAGTAATCTAATGGCGAATATGCAAGAGCGGGAAATACTGACCGCAATCTACAGCGACCTTGAGCGGGCGACAGACTATGCGAACACCGCGCTCAGGGAGAAACGGAAGAAAAGCCTGGACAGGCACTTAGTGCGGCCTCGCGGCGATGAATTGCCCGGACGCAGTAAGCTGCTGGATACCAGCATTGCCGACACCACCGAATCCATCATGGCGATCCTATCGGAGAGCTGGGACACGGAGAACATATGCGACTTCCCGCCGATGAGCGAGGGCGACGAGGATCAGGCCGATGCCGAGGCACGGGCGCTGAACACCCTGTTCTGGCAGGACAACAGCGGCTATCTTGAGCTGATGAGCGCGGCTAAGAATGCGCTCCAGTTTGGCAGCGGCATCGTCAAGGTATGGCGCGATGACACGCCTTACATTGAGGTGCGCACGTTCACTGACCGGGCAGCACTGGCCGCTATCCCTGAAGAGGTGCTGATAGATGTCGAGGAAGACGGCGACCTGATCCGCGCCACGTTTGAACTGCCACGCCAGCGGCTGCGGTTCAAGGCGATTGAGCCTGCGTACTGGTACACCGACCCCAACGCCGACGCCAGTGATATACAGGAGTGCGCCTTCATTGCCGAGCGGGTGTTCTTCACGCGGGCAGAGCTGGCAGACATGGGTGTGCCGAACCGGAAGATCGCCAAACTGCCCGAGTCCACCGACGAGAGCGTGACGGACGGCGTAGGCTCCAGCAATACGGACGTGACGGCCAAGTTTATTGATGGTCAGTCCGACAAGGGCAACGCCAGCACCTACGATCAGGAGCGGGTCGAATGCTACTGGGTGCACAAGCGGATGGCACGCAAGCGCAACCTGGAGGCTGGTAACTACCGTTTTCTGGTTTCGCACCGTGAGCTGCTGCTGGATGACGCAGTCACGTGCTGGCCGTATGCACACGGCGCAGCGTGGCTGGTGCCTAACCGGCTGGTCGGCCTGTCAGTCTATGACAAATTGGTGATGACCGAGAATATGCGCACCAATGCCCTGCGGCAGATGGCGGATAACATGAATTTTATCAATTCACCCCGTGTTGCTGCAGACCCCGCCGAGGTGCACTTTGAAGACCTGATCGCCAGCGCCCCCGGTCGCCCGATCCGCAAGAAAAACAGCATGGCGACCGTGGACGTGATCCCGGTCATGGACATTACCAGCAACAGCCTGTCATTCCTGCAATACACCGAGAGCCTGCGCAGTAATCAGGCCGGTGCCTCGCTGGATATGCAGTCCGGTGATGCACAGAGCGTGAAGAACATCAGCGGGATCAGTGCTGAACTACAGCTTGGCCCCGCCGAACAGATGGCGGCTATGGTCGGGCGTAACCTGGCACATACGCTCCTGCGGGGTGCGTTCCTGCTGGCTCACAAGATTGTGCGCGAGGAATGGCAGGGTGAGCTGACCTTCTACCGTGGCGGTGAATGGGTGCAGACCATGCCGTCTGAATGGCGTCAGCGCAGCCGCCTGTCCCTGAATCTGGCGATGTCGCCGGGTGAGGCACGGCGCAAGGTCGCGGCGCTGGATCAGGTCATCCAGACCCTATTGATGCTGATTCAGTCCGGTGCGGCCAACATCACCGCCGATTGGAACGGGCTGCACAAAGCCATTGTGGACAAGATGCGCTTACAGCGGCTGGATGATTCGGAAGGGTACTTCATTGATCCGGACAGCCAGCGGTCGAAGGAAGCGCAGCAGAACGCCGCACAGGCACAGCAGCAGCCCGACCCGATGGCCGTGGCCATGCTGGCGCTGGAGCAGTTCAAGGCTCAAGACGATAGTCAGAAGTGGCAGGAAGAACTGAAGCACAAGTATTACGACACCAATCTAGACGCAGAAGTCGAGGAGGCTCGAATTGTCGCAGATGGAATCACAGGCGCAGCAACTGCAAATGCTGGCGGAGCAACTGGAACTACCGGACAGGATCAGAGGTGATCTGTACGAACGTTTCATGCGGATAGACCTCAGCGAGGACAACTGGCAGGAGCAGGCGAAATACGTGCTGCAACTGCGTGACCTGCTGAAGATCGCCGCCGGCGAGGTGGCACGGCTTTTGCCGCTTGACACCGAGGGCGAATCATGAGTGAATTGAGTCAGGCCGCGCAGGTACTTACCGGCACCGAGCCTACCGCAACTGATCCCGCTGAGGAGCGCACGGATCAGGCGGAATCACAGGTTGTTGAGGAACAACCACCAGAAGCCGAGCCGCAGGCTAATGCGGATAACGCTGATGAGGGCACAAGCGAGAGCGAGGCGCCTAAGCAGTGGGAAAAATGGATGTATGACCTTGAGATACCGGGAACAGACGGCTTGACGGCCGGAGAGTTCAAGGATCGGATCAAGGAATTACAGACCATTGATGATGTCCGGGCACAGGCGGAAGTCGAACGTCAGGACGCGCAGAACGAAGCACTGCAAGCGCGAGAGACGCTGAAGACACTGGTTAGCCAGATGGGGTTGCAACTGACCCCGCAGCAGATTGAGCAGGCGCAACGCTTCATGGGGCAGACGGCAGAGCAGAATGACCGTCAGGCCGCAGAAACCATACCTGGCTGGGATGATCCAGCCACGCGGGCAACAGGGCAGGCAGCAAATGCCGAACTGCTGCAGCAGTACGGGTTTTCAGCGGCTGAAGCCGGCAACGCCAGAGACTGGCGCTTCCAGCGGATGGTGAATGACTTTGTGCAGTTGCGCCAGCGCGTACAGGCGGCGGTGAAGGGCGAAGTGAAGCCGAAGGTGAAACAAGCTCCCCGCAAGGTGACGCAGGTGTCCGGTGAGAGCAACCCGGTGGCTGACTTTAAGGCTGGAAAACTGAACCAGCAGCAGGCAGTCGCCAGACTACTAACTGGTGGTAACAAATGAGTACTTCAAACCTTGACGCCTACAATCTGAGCAGCGCGAACCTCAACGGCGTGATCGCCGAGGACGTGATGAATCAGATTTTTGACGTTTCGCGCGTTCCGCTGCCGTTCACTGACCTGATCGGCTCCGGCACCCATGACAACCCTTACCACGAATGGCGCACCGACAAGCTGGGTGCCGTTGACCTGACCAATGCCGTTGTTGACGGTGCTGACGCAGGCACGGACGATTCTGCTACCGGACGCCGTATCGGCAACCACAGCACGATCAGCACGAAACAGGTCTTTGTGTCGCACCGTGCGCAGGCTGTTGACACCATCGGCTATGCCAATGAGCTGGCCTATCAGGTGACGCGCAGGCAGCAGGAGCTACGCCGCGACGTGGAGGCACAGGCACTGGCTAATCAGGCGTCTGTTGCAGCTACGGACAGCGTGGCGGGCCGCTCGGCTGGTCTTCCGGCATGGCTGACTACGGTCGGCATTGACGGCACGGCTACCACGGCCAACGTGTTTGCGGCGAACGGCGCAACAGGTGACGGTGGATGGGATGACGCGGCGACTAATGGCCTTGTCGCAGCCCGCACACCGGGCACGGCAGAAGCCCTGACCGAAACCAAAATCCGCGACTGTGTGCAGTCCGTGTACGAGGAAGGTGGCGAGGTGTCGGTGGCGATGACCACGCCGCAGGTAAAACGCGCTATCTCCGAGTACCTGTTCACCTCGTCGAGCCGTATCGCCAGCCTGATTGCTGACGGTGGCGGCGCTGCGAGCGAGCGGCAGGCATCCGGCTCTGTTGACGTGTTCCTGACCGACTTCGGAACGCTTCAGCTTCTGCCGAACCGCTTGCAACCGGCGTATGACACCGACAACCAGGCTGTTTACCTGATCGACCCGGCCATGCTGGAGATCAGCTACCTCGAAGGGTATCGGGTTGACCCGCTGGCAAAGAATGGCCTGTCGGATCGCAGATTGATGTCTGTGGACTGGAGCTTGGTTTGCCGCAATTGGGACGGTCTGGGTGCGGTGTTCGACATCGACGACGACGCAGCGATGACCTACTCGTAATGGGCGCAACGGATTGGATCACGGAGGGCGCGTTACGGACGCGCTTTCACCAGCAACCCACAGGCTCGAAGCGGTCTGTGGAACTGGTGCGGGAGTTAAACCAGCCTGACCGTGATCTGATCTGCTCGACCAACGTCGAAAAAGCCAAGGCGGATAAAAAGCCCAGAGACCTTTCATTTGGTAGGTTTCTGGGTTCTATCCCGCTGGTGGACTATTACCGATTGCAGAAAACGCACCCGGAGATATTCGCCAGTGACCCGGAGATTGCCCGCCCGGCTTTAATCAAGTTTTGGAACAGCTCAGAGGCTGCGCCGTTTAAGGTGCAGAAGGCATAATGGCAGGAAAGCACATGAGCGTTGTAAACGGGTCGCTTGCGAACCCCAGCAGCGATGCAGGTAAACAGCAGCCGCCTGTATTCCCTGGCAGTATTGAAGATCGCGCCTATGCGGAAGGCCGGGCTGCGGGATTCGGTGCTTTTCAAAATTCACCGCACCCGGCAGGTAGCCCAGCGAATACCGCATGGGATTTGGGCGCGTTCTACTCGAATAATGCCGCCGCAAAGATTCAAACGGCGGTAGATTAGCCATGAGCATCGTGCGGAACAGACAGCCCGCTCTTACTCGGGTTGTGCCGCACCAAGGCAACCGCCGTTATGCGGTGCCGCAGCACATCGGCCCGGTGAACCTGCTGCTGGTCGGTGATTCGTGGACTGATGACACCTATTCGCATGGTCAATACCCGGCTGTACTGCCGCCCGGCGACCGCATAACGGTTGTTAATGAGGGCGCTGCAGCCCGGCCGTTTACGAACACCTATGCCGGAAGTGTCGAGGCGGGTATGGCGGGCTGGCTGTCTGCCAATCCAGCGACCGATATTGCCGTGGTCTGCTCGACCGGCATAAATGACATCGGCACCGCTGTGACGGACGCGGCGTTGCAGGACGCGGCGAACAGCGTCATTGCAGACTGCGCTGCGGCCAATGCCAAAGTGATATTTGTCGGCATGATTCGCTCATCAAGCTGGGCAGGGGCGCGAAATACGCAGGCGAATGACTTTGATGTATGGCTGCGAGAGCTGTGTGCTGTTGGCGGTCACGGCTATGTGCCCTGTGTGGGAACGGTCTGCAACGACTCGCAGATACTGGCGACCTATGCCGAAGACCCGACACACCTAAATCAGGCCGGTGCAAATGTATTAGCGGGTGTGATTATGGGCGTTATTAAGGCGACCAAGTACCGCAAGGCGGGGTCGGTGTAATGGCGACATACGGCGAAATAAAACAGCACGTACGGGATGTGACGCACCGCGCAGACCTGACTGATGACCTTATGGATGTCTGGTCGGCATCGGTCACGGCGCGGGTCAATGACGAGCTGGACAGCAATGTGCAGATCGCGCGGCTGTCGGTCACGCCCAGCGCCAACCCGTGGGCTGTCGGGGAGCTTCAGCCCTCCGGCGATCTTGATGTCGGCTTGCGCATACTTGAGCTGCTGACCACTGCGGATAATGGCGACACATACAAACTACAGGCCACCAGCCGTGACCAGGTCACGCAGTGGGTCAACGAGGCCGGTGGCCCGTTGTTTTACTGCCAAGAGGGCAACAGTGTGTACGTGGCTCCCTTTGCGGCGCAGGAGTACACAGTTGTCTGCCGTCTGGATGTCAACGCGCTGACGGGTAACAACAAAACAAACGTGGTGACGAACACCCACCCCGATATTTACTACTACGGGATGCTCCAGCGGGCATACGAATATATGCGTGATGTAGAAATGGCAGAACGCTACCGTCAATTATTTGAAGCCGAACTAGAGCGCGTGAACCGGGTCAACGCAAGACGCGCCGCCACGGCGAACACACAAGCATCAGGAGCCAGCCAATGGCATTAGAAACGGGAGACCGCATAGAGGATCTGGTTACTTCAAATCCAGCCGTTGGAGACGATGTAAGTCTCGGCGATGACCACCTCCGGCTGATTAAAGCCTGTGTGCAGGGCAGCTTCCCAAGCCTTGGCAGCACGGCTGTCAGCGTCACGGCGGCACAGATAAATGATGTGCCGAATAAGCTGGTCAGCTGGAACGGGCGCACTGATACGGCGGCTGTTCCTGCTGCCGGTGACTATGACATTGATGACCTGGGCGATGTAGACACCAGCACCACCGCGCCCGGCACTGGCGACTACCTTCAGTTCGATGGCACCAACTGGGTGCCAGTCAGTTTTGTGCAGGGCGTGGCACAGGCTCAGATTACCGCTCAGACATATGGCCCAGTGTCCAGCAAAACAAAACTGGAGCTGGACGTAAGCAACTATGCCAGCACCGGCCTGACGGTTGACACCACAAACAACCGCATCACGAATGCAACTGGCGAGACCGTTGTCGTTATTGCCCGTGCGTGTCTGTTCTGGGAAGCCTTAGACGATCCGTCTGACTGGTTGCTGACCATTGACAAAAACGGTGTGCAGCAAGGAGAGGTGCTAGATTTTAACACCAATACCAGCGCTGAAGAATCTGCGACCTTTGAGGTCGTTACGTCAATGGCTGACGGTGATTACATCGAGGTTAATGTGAACGTGTCGAGCGGCAGCGAAAGATTTCTCAGTAAACAAGGCAGCACGTTGCTGGTGCAGATCATACCGGGGGCATAACGTGGCACTGGCGCAGATCAGGCCGACAGGCTTAAACACAGATATACCGGCTTATGACGTGCCGCCGGAGCTGTGGACTCGCGCCGAGAATATGTCGTTTCAGGATGTTCACATTGAGCAGACGCGGGGCTGGCGCTATATCTATGACGCAAATCCCACGGTAGCGACACCGCTGTATGTGCAGAACAGCCTGCACGGTGGCGTCAATCACTGGCTCTATGGCTGTGCCTCTGCCGTGGGCGTGACGGATGCGGCAGGCACCCATACCGACCTGACGCCGGCGTCGGATGCGCCGAGCAGCACAGACGCGGCTGACTGGAGCGGCTGCGAACTGAACGGCTACCCGGTCATTAACTGGGGTGCTATCCCGCATAGCTGGGACAGATCAACCGGAAGCAACGTGGCACCACTGGCCGAGTGGCCCAGCGGCTACACGGCAAGAGTTATGCGGGCGCACCGTTTCAGCCTTTGGGCGCTGAATATCGGCGGCGGCGTGGACTGGCCCAGCGTAGTGATGTGGTCAGACACGGCAGCACCGGGCAACCTGCCCGCAGCGATCGGCGGCGGTGGTGGTGGTTCAGGCACGGCATGGACGGCTGGCTCCAGCTCAAACGCGGGCAGTTTGTCGCTGGGCGACACCGGAAACGCGATTACCGACGGGCTGACGCTGGGCGATAACTTCATCGTCTACAAGGCGGGCAGTTCTTATGTCGTGTTTCCTGATGAGACATTGATCTACGGGCAGCGGCAACTGCTGCGCACGATGGGCTGTCTGGCGCCCAATTGCGTGGCTGAGTGGCAGGGCTTGCACGCGGTGCTGGGTGACGGTGACATTTTCCTGACAGACGGCACCAGCGCGGGCACCCGCAGCCTGATAGACCGGGCTACGCGGCGCACGTTGTTTGCTGAACTGGCGCAGGGTGAAGATCCGGCGAACAACCAGCCGATCTATGAACGGTCGTTTGTGGTGGTCAGCCCGAACAGTAAAGAGGTGCTGTTCTGTTACCCGACTGAGGGCAGTTTGTACCCGAATAAGGCGCTGGTATGGGATGCCAGCAGCGGCACAACGCGGTTTAAGGATACGGTAGACGTATTCGGCGCAAACAGCTTTCGCAGCCTCAGACTGGGCGGTTCCGGCACACCGTCCATTGCCTACGGCAATCTGACCATCAGCGGTGTGTCAGACACATGGTCAACGCAGACCGATACATGGGCGACGGTAGACCGCACGTGGGACGAAAACGCCGCACGGGAAGCGTCAGACGGGCTGGTGGCGATTGATTTTGACAATGCCACGCTGGCTGAGTTTGACATCAATGACAGTCAGGAAGTTGGGCAGATCAACGCCACGGTGGCGCGTGAATCACTGGACTTTGGCGCACCGGATCAGGTCAAGCTGCTGACAGAGGTCTGGCCTAAGGTCATCGGCAGCACGGGTGACGTGATACAGGTCAGGGCAGGCGGGCAGATGGAGCCGGGCGATCCGATTAGCTGGTCTCCGTATGTGAACTACACTATCGGCACTGACCGCAAAGTGGATACGTTTGCCACCGGCAGGCTTATCAGCGTGGAATTTTTAGGGCAGGGCATCCGGGGCTGGCGAGTCGGCGGCTTTGATGCCAATGTGGAATTAGCGGGCAGGTATTGAGATGGGTTTTGGATTTGATTTTGGTAAGACCAGCGGCAGCAGCCAGAGCTACGTAGACCCCAGGCAGCAACCGTTCCTCGATTTTACCCGCAACCTCGGGCAGGCGCTGGTCGGGCAGAATACGTCACTGGCGCAGCAGTTCGCGGGCATGGCAGGCTCGAACCTGTACGGGTTCGGGCAGCAGGCGCTCGGGCAGCTCGGCAGCAATCCGTTCCTGTCAGCCCTGCAGCAGCAGGCCGGGGGCAACCCTGCCCTCGTAAACCAGCAAATAGGGCAATTACAAGCCGATCTGGGGCGTTCTTTCCGTCAGGAGGTGCTGCCGGGTATCTCGCGCTATGCGGCCGGTGTAGGCGCTCTGGGTGGCTCTCGTCAGGGGGTCGCAGAGGGTATTGCTGCGCAAGGCTTTGCAGACGCCTTCAGCCGGGGTGCTACGGACATTTACAGCGCAGAGCAGCAGCGGCGGTTGCAGGCGGGCACGGCAGGCGGTGGTCTGCTGGCGCAGGGCTTGCTGGGCGGGCTGTCGAGTCTGGGCGGGTTGTTTGACGTGGGTCTGGGTCAGTTCACGGGCGGCATGGCGCCGCTGGGGCTGTACAGCCAGATTCTGGGTGCGCCCACGGTGCTGGATAAGAGCAGGCAGAGTAGCTTTAGCATAGGGGGTGGTGAGAAATGAACAGGCGTACAGTAGCCCGGCAGCGGGCAGAAGCGGCACGGCAAAACCTCACGAACATGCAGGGCTTTCAGTGGTCTGATTTCCTGTTCGGGCCGTCCGGTGCGGAAATGGACGCCCGTTCACTGGCCTATGATGAGGCGCTTGGCGAACAGCGGTTCGCGCAGAGTCAGGAGCAGCAGGCTCTATTGACCCAGCAGGCTAACTCGAAAGCAGCACGGGGCATTGCGGCGAACTTCGCCTTGCAGAATTACGGTCAGCGGATTGACCCGAATATCGCGATGGGGCTGGGGCAGATACAGGAAGGGCTGGGCACGGAGGCGGCCTATGCAGCCTCACAGATGCCGCAGTTCAACCCGGCAGTCGCCGCGCAATTGCAGGAGCAGCAGCTACAGGCAGCCGAGCAGCAGATGGGGCGCTGGGGTTCCGGCCTCGACTACAATCAGTTCCAGAAGCTGAACAATTCGGTTAATACCTATGCCAAGGGCATCGGCAACGCCCGTTTTGTTTCTGACGTTATCAGCCAGACCACGCCCTTACAGCTACAGACGCGGGCGATGGCAGGAGTCGTGGGTCAGCTCGAAACCACTATGTTCGAGCTGTACCGGCCTATTCAGGCGCTGTCAGAATCGAAAGAGTCTGTTCTGCGTGAGGGTGAGCGCGAGGCCATTAATGATTACCTGAACAACCCGACTGGCTTTATATCCCAGCTTATGAGCTTTGACGCCGCGACGGTCGGAAAAATGGATAAGCTGGAACAGGCATTGCAGCGGAACATGGATTCCGCCCTGATCGGGTTGGATGATCGCACCCTGATGCTGCTGGGCGATTCAATGCAGATACCGCAGAATGCGTTTACGCCGCCGAGCGCCAATGGCACGATACGCGACCCGAAGATGCGCCCCATGACGCAGGAGGAAGAGCAGCAATTACAGTCCGGTTTTGAATCCATGCAAGGGATGCCGATATTCTGATGCCTGCCAAGATCGGACAAATTATGCAGGGCGATGACGGTCAGGAGTACATGCTGACCGCGCAGGGCTGGGTGCCTAACAATGAGCGCCTGGAAAACATCGCATCAATGGGCACCATTGGCGCACTGGCAATGGGCGTTGCTGAAATAGGCACGTTCGGGCTGGTGCAGGCGCCGGATGAAGTGTCACAGACCAGCCCGGTGGCTAGCATGGTGCCGACCGTGGCAGAAACGGCAGCCGCAGCAACAGGCATCGGCGCACTAGCAACCCGAGGTGTCCGTAACTCCGTATCAGGGTTGCGCATGTCTGAACGGGTGTCCGACCAGATACAGGCGTCACAGCGCAGCCAGCTCATCCGCAGGCCGTCAAACATCGCGGGCGATGCCACCACAGCGGGGCAGGTGCTGAAGCGGGTGGAAGGCGGTGTTGAGGTGATACCGGGGCTGAACATCCCGCTACTGGCGCAGAAAGCCATCAACCAGCGCACGATGAACGCAGGCCTGGCGCGGGCGCTCGACCTTGACCCGGCGATGGTAAACCGCGCACGGCAGGGCATTGATGAATCGGTCATGCTGGCCGCGCGCCGCCGTTACCAGCAGGACTTTGACGCGGTACGTGATGCCATTGGCGAGAATTTTGACCAAGTGAGAATGAAGTCAGTCATTGAGCAGGCGGCTGACGCCGGGCTGATTGTTGACAAGAACGCGCTGCGGAAGCTGCAAAGCACCAGCAACCTCACCGGCAAAGAGGTGATGAGCCTGCGCAGCAAGATGACCGACATCCTGAGCAGTAACGCCCAGTGGGAGACAAAAGAGGTGGCGCGGGTCATCAACGAGAACATCGACGACATTATTGAAACTGCGCTGGGTGAGGAAGGGCAGGCGCTGTACCGTGCTGCCCGTGCCCGTTACCGGCTGTGGCGGGACGCACGCAAGGGGGCGGCGCTCGGCAACGGCAATCAGGTCAACCCGGCGAGTATGTACAACAAGCTGGATCAGGATTACGGTGATGCGTTTGCTGCCGGTGATGACATTCCCGGCATTACGCCAGAGATTAAGGACTTCATGGCGCTGGTCAGGGAAGGGCGTGACCTCGACGTGGGGCTGCCCTCCAGCGGCACAGCAGAGCGGTCAATGATCGCGGCAGGGATCATGACAGGGATCGGCATTGGCGCGAACTAGGAATGGCAATTGAATGAACAAACTTCAATCGAACTCGTTGACCTGTTGCTGGCTATCTGCGGATTTTTATTGGCAACGGTTGGGCGCGTAATGTGGCAACGCATCAACAAGATCGAGGACAAGCTCACCGAGCAGACGCGTGAACTGCATCAGGCTATTGACCATCAGGGCGCGGTTTTCCGTGAGGAACACGGCAAACTGCGGGAGCAGATGACTAAGCAGCACGAGCACATTGTTGAGATATTGATTCAGACACGGCAGGGGTCGGGGCAATGATAGTTAAAGGCGGTTTGGCGCTGCTCGGGCAGTTAATCGGCATATTCGGGGAGCAGGGTAAGGCAAAGGCCAAGGCGCTGGAAACGCTGGCGGCTAACATGGCGCGCACCTGGGTGGATGAGATCATCGCCCTGTACTGGTTCGGGCCATCCCTGCTCGACTACATGGGTATTACAGGCCCGCTGATCCGGCAGATGGCGATGATAGGCGACGGCTCTATGCTGTTCCAGACGCAGGTCGGCATCACGGCTGCGGTGTTCGGTCTCGGGAAGCTGGCTACTCCTAAGAAGTAGTCGAGAATATGTGGTTATAGGCGCCCTTGCTGGGTGTGTAGCGGGTTTTCTCGTTCATCCGGCGCAGCACCTTGCCAGCCATGCAGCCGCAGTACCATTGAAACGCAGGGCAGGCCAGTTCCTGTTCCTGACACAACAGGTAGTTCTGGCACATACCGCCGCCACGGTCTTCGCAGGGTGGTTTCTTGATTGCCAGCACCAGCCGGTACAGTGCAATATCTTTCTGTCTGCTGCCGCGTTCGTTAGTCATTGAATAAATTAACCTTGTCTATAATGGCATTAGTCAACTCATCAGCGTGGTATATGCCATAGTCTTTAGGCTGTACATGAGGGATGTCGGAGCCGTCTAATTTGTTTAATGCGTCTATGATCTCATTTGCCTTAAGGTACCAGTCCATAACTGGGTCGGTAGGTTTTATTTTTTGAATAGTCATAATGTCTATCAATAAAAAACAGGTCGAATTTACCCGCACACTGGCGCGGTTTTTATGCTGGTGCTTTGACAATGATTATCTTGTAATCGGTGCCGAGTGGTATCGAACCCCCGCTCAGGCGCGGCTCTATGCCGAGGAAGGACGCGGGATCGTCAACAGTGTGCATACCAAAAAGCTCGCTGTAGACCTTTTCCGATACAAAAACGGGGCTATCAGTTGGGACGTGGAAGACTACCGCGCCATCGGTGAGAAGTGGAAAAGTATGCACCCGCTGGCCCGCTGGGGTGGCGACTTCAAGAACCGGGATGCTGTGCATTTTTCTTTTCTGCATAACGGCGTTTGTTAAGCCCGCAGGTGCAGTTCCGTTCGCTGTATTCAATGTATTCCCGCTTGCCCTTTTTCATGCGCTTGCCGTAGACCAGACAGCCGAGCTTATGACGGGGCTTATTCACCGATTCCCAGCGCCTTGTTATGCCATTCCAATTGCAGCGGTCTGAGCGGCTTACCCGGTTGCTTCACTTCCAGCAGCGTAATCATGCCCGCCCTCGCGGCCTGTAATGCTTCCTCGACCGTTGTCACAATGCGGATGCGGTCTTTGTTGATCTCATCGGGACGGATCACCAGCAGGTCAGGTACGCCGGCGTCATTGAGGTGCGT